CAATTTTAGTTAAACTATCCCCATCTTGTATTACATAATAATCAGGATCATCTTCATCTGGATTAATCCAACTTCCAGCTACTCCCTTTTTACTTGTAAGATTAATCATACCTTTAGATTCATTAAACACATAATAAGTACCAGCTTTTACATTGCCTTTTTTATTTTTTTCAGCTATAGCATCCGTTGCGCTCACATAAGCGTTTTTCGCAGTAGTTAATTTATAAGTCTTCGCTGTAGAAACTGCTTCTTTCTTTACGTTTTTTATAGATGGAAGGTCCGTTAAAAACAATGCTTTTTCTTTTGCTCTACGCTTAACTAATCCGTTTAAAACTTTCTCGCCAGATTTGTTCCACAATTCAAATTGATCTGCAGCTGCTTCGTATTTGCCTTGGTTCAATAAAGCGAGAAGATCACTTCGTTTTAATGCTGATTCACCACAGTTGTAAGTGAATGACACAAGAGCATCAAATTGATTTTGTTTTATAGCAACTTTTACATTTTCATTTACCGCTTTTTCGAATCGCTCTACATCTGCTTTTAAAAACTCATCCGCTTTTGCTTGTGATATAGTTTGTCCTTCTCTAACATCAGCACCATAATGTCCATATCCAATAGTCCAGTACTGTTCAGTAGGTACAGCTTTATAGGCTTTTAATCGAACACCTTCAAAAGATTTAATTAAATTTAAAC